CGTCATAGATAACCTGGGTGCCAGCCGCCATGCCCATGTTCTCAACCATGGCACGAGCAGCAGCATTGATAATGGCCTGAGGATCAGCCATTTTCTCAGGCACGCCCCGTCCCCAAATCTTGTATGGGACCTTCTCGTAGGGGGTGATGAAGTAGGGGATGCGCTTCGACTGGTTGCCACTGATGGCCACCTTGATGCAGTTATTCCCACAGGCCCAGATGTTGGCCAAGAACATCTTGTGAGGGTCTTCAATGCCAGGGACGCCTGCATCACTCAGGTCTCGACCACTGACGTAGCCCCAGAACTCCAACACTGCATATCGCTTACTCAGATACACGGATTGGGCTCTACGGTTGATCGTGTTAAGGAAACCCTCCCAAGGTTCAGCAACCCAGTTACCGTCAGGAGCATTGTCGAGCGCTTGCCGAATTTCTTCAGGATCAAAGCCCTGGCCCTCTGCTAGCTCAACTAGCTGGGCCTTGTTCATAACATGACGCTGCACGGCCCACATCATGTCATCGTGAGAATACGCTCCAGGATCGGGATAAAACTCAAAAGGACTAAGCCAGTCCACCGTAGCCCTGTAGTCATCCATTGGATCATGGACCAGCTCGTATTTCTTCGCTTCCACCTTTTTCATTCCTAGGAAGCCCTTGATCCGATCCAAGGTGCCAACAGACTGGTCCTCTACCAAGACCCACTTCTTGGGCTTAGGAGGCGCAGCAATAGGCCCCTTAAAGATCATCGTCCCAAGCGAAACGAGATCAAGAGCACCACGGCAGAACTTCTCCTCCCAGCAGGACTCCACCAGATCATCCTTGATCCGGTTCTTCATGCCGTCGCAAGCTACGCGGGCTTCGCTCACCTCATACTTGAACTTAGGATCAAGCTCGGACGAAACCTTGGCAGCATCTTCGGTGAGTCCAGCCTTAACGAGTGCGGGATGGGGCGTAGGTCGAATGTCCCAAGGATAGCCAGAAGGCCCCATCATGATCGCCGTGATGCGGCTGTAGGCGGCCATGGTTTTCATCTGGGTTAGGTTTACGAATACGCTAGATCCGCCTTCGCGGAAAGTCACACTCGGGCCATACTCGCCATTGAAATTCTGCATGGCCTCAATCCATACCTGCTCCTGCAAGATGCGCTGGTTCTTGCTGGTCTGGAACCTGTCGTGGACCATGTTGGCCAGGCCAAAAGTCTTGGTAGTCTCGAAAGCAAGAGCTTCAACAGTTGAGTTGTCCATAGATGTTAGTACCCCACTTTCGGATCTGCTGCTTTGAATGTCTTCGCTTTAACTACCGGCCTATACTTCTGAGGGACTTCAGCATACTCTTCCATACCCATAATACAGTATCTTAACGCATCAACAACATCATCGTCTATTTTCACAATGACAGTATGGCCATCAGCCGAAGTGCGCGTTCGGTAGGTGCGGAGTTCCTTTAGTAGGTCGTGGCAGGTATCGAAAATGTAGAGACGACCAGACCCAATGAGCTTCCGCATGATGTGAATGCCCTCTTCCCGGTCTCGGTTGCCCTTGATAAGCTCCATACCTTCGTCTGTGTAGGCCCTAGATTTCTCAATGGCTGTTGCAATTTCACGCGAGAACACAGATGGATCGGCCATAAACTTAAGGCCCCAGTGCCGCAAGTGCGAGGCAATGTCTACCGCCGTCTTCTCGTTGACCTTGTAGTCCTTGTAGATGTAGATGGTCTTGGAGTCATCATCAATCGCTGCAGCCACAGCCCCGGTCGGATGGCCCAAGCCTACGTCAAACCCACCCAGCCTGCGCCAGTAGGATGGTATCTCGAATGGCTCGCACGTATATTCGTGCTCCTCGAACTGGAAGACTTTGCCTGCGCCAATGGTAGCTACACCATCTCTACGAGCCTGTTTCTCTGCTTCGGACAGACCCTCTAGCGCCCTGCTGATCTTCACCTGATCTAAATGGGGGACCTGCTCCTGAGAGATGCGGACCTTATATACATTCTCATCCTGCATCAGCGAGTCGTAGAGTGGGGTTACGCCCTGGAGGGGAGTGAAGGAATAGAGCAGGATGCCGTCCTTGACAATGAGACGCATCTTAACCTCCGCATTGATATCGGCAGGAGGCTCTTCGTCAAACCAAGCCACGTCAATGGTAGAGCCCATGAACTTCTCCATACCCTGGTCGTAGGAGAAGAACTGCACAGTAGAACACCCGCCATTGATGTGCTTAATCTCTACCCTATCAAACGCATAAGGTGTTCCCGTTTTTTTAATAATAGAATCCGCTACAATCATTTGCTTAGGGATCATGCCAGTGCCTAATCTACCAATACGGCCAAACAGCTTCTCTTGAACAGTGTCTCTAACTCTTACAGCGGTAACACCAGCTATCCAAACATCAATAGGAGCAACAAACCTTAACCCACGCCACCACGGAGGGTATATTCCAGTCAAATGACATGCCATTTCATATGAAACACAATACGTCTTTCCAATCTGGTTGCCAGCTACCAAAGCTCTTATTTTAGCAGTAGAGTTCAGAAAAGGAAGCTGGCAATCATAAGGCTTGAATTTAGCAAGCTGATTCTCTGTCTCTTTTTCTTTTAGCGCCTCAAGGGCTTTTAGAAATTCCTTTTCATTCGCCATATGTATGATTGTCCTCTTGACCGCATATCTGTCAAGCCTTATACTTCTCTTGGGTGTGAGACATAAGGAGATCCCCAATGAAGACCAAGACCAAGGGCACTAAGAAGACCTTCACCGCTCCCGCTCCCCCCACCGGCTACAGTCAGGTGAGTGCTTCCCAGGAGGGTGGCAAGAAGGGCAAGAGCAAGTAACTGTCTGGCCGCTAGTCGGCAGACCGAGGGGGCGGGCCTTGAAATCCGTCCCCTCTCTTTATGCATAGAAAAGCCCCTTTCCTATACATGTCAATTTCTACCCGTATAGAAATGGCTAAAAAGTATACACCACTTCTGACTGGACGGCCTTGACTTTTTTAGGCATGGACTTATTCTGGTCTTGTAGGATCAATAAGTCGAGGACACAGCGACCAATGTTGATTCGACCATGACGATGGGTGGTAGTGCTCCCCTAAAAGGAATGTGACGGGCCACTCGATCAGCTAGACAAGACCGATTCCCCAGGAAATGCCCTGGGGCCAGCGCGAGAGAGAATGCGCTGAGAACCGGGGGAGCTACTTGGTAAGCAAACCTGGAACCGTCATTACGGCCTTGGCACCACGCCCTTACAGGATGACCGGGGGGCTTAGTTATGTGGTGTCTACCAAGCTGTCTTAGTCTCCCATCAGTGGCTCCACGCCGAGAGAAAAGATCAGAATAGTGCCCTTCAACTTCCGGGTTGTGGGGCACTCTGTCCGCGAGCAACCCTCAGTCCTCCATCCGAGAGAGCTAAAACGCTCTGCGTTGCAGAGCTAAATATCGCGCCGAGTTGACACTCAAACATAATGGCCGTATACTTCTTCTCAGGAGGAAGTGAATGCGAGACTACGGTGAAGAGTCAAGACTACGCGATACTATCTCAACAATGGTTGAGTGTGCCCGAGTTTTCGGCTGTACTACTTCTGTAGGACGAGAGATCGACACGATTACGCTGCGTATGTGCAAGCGTCTGGAGACTCTCGTTCTCGATGAAAGTGAGGAGACTTCTAATGATTGAACGCTTCCTTGGCCTGTTTGGCTACGTGAATGTAGAACGTCTCAACGCTTGCCGCGCCGATCTCATTGACGCGAATGCTAAGATCCTTTTCCTTCGCACCCTTGTAGACTCACGCCGTACCTGCATGAGTCGCAAGGAAGTCAAGAAGATTTTTGGCTGGTGAGGCGTTGACCCACCAAGAACAGTTGAGCCATCAGGCTTGGTTAAACGCTCGGAAGCTAGGTGTCACTGGAACTGACATCGGGATCATCATGGGCGTCAACCCCTACAAGAAACGCAAGGCTCTCTTAGAAGAAAAGCTCGGACACGGGAAACCATTCTATGAGAGTCTTGCGGTTGTAGTGGGCCGCCGCCTTGAGACACTCGTCGCATCTGCCTGGTCCGCTCGTCACCAGGAGATCATCACGGGTGGCATTTTTACTGTGTCTCCGAGCAATCCGCGTTACATTGGAACCCCTGATTTTTTAACACCGCATCGTGGCCTAGAGATCAAAACGGCTGGAGCACATATCTTCGCCTCGGGCTGTCCTAAGCACTATGAGCTTCAGTGCCGTTGGTATGCCATGATCACGGAGCGAGAGTGCTGGGACCTGAGTTGCTGCATGGTGCCTAAAGACCGCAAGCTCATCGATCTAGACCAGACCGATGATGAGCTATACGAGTGGGTCAAGGACCAGCCGCATCAAGAATATAAATACCACCGAATTGAGTCTCAGGAGCGAGAGATGATGGACGCTGCTGATGAATTCATCGAGGAACTACAACTCATGAGGGGACTGTGAAACTAGCATCCGTTACCATTACGTCCAACAGAGAGTCGATCATAAAAGACGCAATCGAGAGCGTCGTGGATTTCGTCGATTATGTCCTTATCTTAGACCTGGGAATCACCGATTCAACAGTTGATATTGCTCGCTCCGTTGCCGGAGAGAAGGTCCATGTGATCTCCTATACTGGCCCGAACGAGACTGGGGCTATGAGGAACGCAGCCCTCGACGCAGCTACTGAACTTGGGGCAGACTGGGCCTGTCAACTAGACACTGACGAGCGCATCCTGCTCAACAAATGCAAGATCCGCACCGTTCTTGATCACTGTCGGGCAGATATTTTGCTGGTCGATGACAAGGAACACAACTACTGCAAGGAGAGGTTCTTCCGTCTCCCTCTCAAGGCCCGCTGGCAGGGAGATGTTCATGAATTCATTGACGCTCCAGATCTCCAGGTTGGAAAACTAGAAGGGCCTACATTCTACGAGTTGCCTAAGACAGGAGAGCTTTTTTTAGCTAAGGCCAACGCAATCATCAAGGCCAAGACGGACGAGCTTGAGAGTGACCCTAACAACGCCCGCAACTGGTATTACCTTGGAGACGCTCTTGCCGGATTGGCTAGGAATGACGAGGCTATCAAGGCTTTCGACAAGTGTGCCGAGACCTGCAAGAGAGGAGATGAGGGGGCTTGGGCTCTCCTGCGGTCAGCCTCTCTCCTAGAGAATCGAGGAGATTGGAAGGACGCTCTCGCTCGTCTAGCCACTGGCCTCCTCCATGATTCTGGATACTCCCCGGAACTCTGCTGGCTCGCATCCTGGATCTACCTCAAGAA